CGGACTAAACCCCGCCAGCTACAGTGTTGTAATTTTAAGGAGAGTATCAGATGGCACCAAAACACTTCACAGAAAGCGCCACAGTATGGGCTGTTGCCTTACTAGCGCTAGTCCAAGGCGTTGACGATAGCGGCATCGTTGAGATGCTGCCCGAAGGCGCGCAAGGTATTTGGTCCTATGTGATTGCGTTTGTCGCGGTTCTCATGCGTCTAAAGACCACAAGTCCAGTTACAATAAAGAAGTAACCTAAATAGGTGACAACGTGTCCAAGAAAACAGATCGCACAAAGGCGGGTATAACGGTAAAGGCCGCAACGCCTGAAATCGTTGAACTAATTGAAGACGCTATCGACTTCCAAGATGAGACCTTGGAGCCGGAGTGGAGCCTTGCCGAACTGTATTACAATGGTGGTACAGAGCTGGAAGACTATGATGGGCGGTCTGTAGTCGTTAAAACAGAAGTGCGCGACGCTATACGTAACACTATGCCATCCGTAATGCGAACTCTCTTGCATTCGCGTAAACCAGTTATTTATGCACCGTCTTCTGTCCACCACGCTGCGTGGTTGGAGCAGCAGTCAGAATACGCAACCTCATTGTTTTACAAAAACGATGGGTATATGCAGCTGTACTTCAGTATCCTTGAAGCGCTTAAACTAAAGCGAGGTATTTTGAAATGTTTCTGGGAGGAAGACCCACTAGGAACGTACTTCAAGATGACAAAAGTACCGTTCGACACCGCAAAAGAGTTGGCAGAAGACCCTATGGTCGAAATTGACGCCATTGAACTGTGCGACACAACCGAATTAGGTTACAAAGTCGAGCTGTACGATGTGAGCGGCAACAGACGGGCCGAGAACGGACGTATCGTAATCGAATACGTACCGAACTACGAGTTTTTCATGTCTGGGCATTGCTCAAGTGTAGAGCAGGCACTGCGCCAAGGTGTCCATGGGCAGCGTCACATTGTTACAGTTGACGAAGCCATTTCTATGGGGCTAGACTGTTCAGACTGGTTAAAGCTTGATGCGCACGACCCGGAATTGGATAACCATAGTGAGTCCTCAAGGCGTCGTCGTGGGTATATGAAGCCTGACCACAAAGACGACGACTCTGTTGATGTCCTCAAACACAAGTTTTTGCTAACAGAGGCTTATGTATCTTATGACCTTAAAGGTACAGGTAGGACACAGACGTACCGCTTTTACTTCGGTGGGTCGTCTTACAAGTACCTCGACCACGCAGAAATTGAGGACAGCCCGTTTTCAATAATTTTTCCTATACCTATTCCCGGCAGCTCAGTCGGGCACTCTATTGCTGATCTAACAGTCAATGAGCAGGATGCTTCCACGTCACTTCTTAGAGCGATGTTGGATAATGCCCATGCTGCCAACGACGTAAAAATTGCTGCTGACCCTCAGAAAACCAACTTTGATGACTTGATGAACCCTGCGCTTAACGCCCCTATCCGCAAGCGTGCAGGTGACACACTACAAGTTATGCAAATACCGTTCATCGGGCAAGGCACTCTTGGGATCATGCAGTATCTTGACCAAGACACTCAGAACAAGGTAGGTGTGACTAAGGCTGCGCAAGGGCTTGACCCTGACGCTATGCAATCGACAGACAAACAAGCTGTTATGAACACTATCATGACCAGCCAAGGCCAGACTGAGTTGATGGTGCGGAACATCGTTGAGAGTGGCCTAATTAGGTTGTTCAAGACCCTTCTAAGACTGTCAGTACAGCACATGGCACCACGTCAACTCATGGTGACTAAGGGTAAAGTCATTCCTGTTGACACCAAGATGTTCGATCCAAATGCGGTCGCTATGCCGAACGTGGGTCTTGGCACTGCCTCACCGATGCAGAAGCAGGCAGCGCTAACTTTTGTGTTGCAAAAACAAGAGCAGTACATGGAAATGTTTGGTCCTAATAACCCATTCACTTCCTTGTCGCAAGTTTACAATACTCTGGAAGACTTGCTTGAGTCTAACTCTTTGTATAATGTCGAACGGTACTTCAACATTATAACACCTGAGGTCGAAGCCGAGTACGCCCGCGCTAAAGCTGCTAAAGAGCAAGAAATGTCTAAGCTCCAAGAACAAAATCGTCCTATGGACCCCTCAAAAGCGTACATGGAAATTGAACAATCGAAGCGCAAAGTCGAGGTTCTCAAAGAGACTAACCAAGCTCAGAGGGCAGACCGGCGTCTTGCGTTCGAAGCTGCAAAAGCCGCAGAAGACGTTGACATCAAAAGGGACAAGCAAGCTCTTGACCGCGTTGTCAGCTTAGCTGAAGTGCAACAACAAGCGCGAGAAGCAGAAGTAATACGGGAGCAAGAAACAAATGACCAATCATCGGCGCGCGTATCCAAAGCCGCTAACGGAAGCAGCCCGGCGTTTAGTTCACAACGGCGACCTCAGGCTCCTGCTGGAAGTCCACCTAGCCAACCTCAAGGAGGAGACAATGGACGCCAGTGACCCAAAAGACGTTATGAAAGCGCACACTGAACACAGAGCAGTGAGTGATTTTGCAGAGTACATCCAGATGCTAGGAGGCACAAACGATGACTAGACCGACAACACCGCAGCCAGTTGGCAAATCTCTTAATGAGATTGCAGCAATCATGGCGTCCAATCGGCAAACTGCGCTTGACCAACCTAATGAGGTTACGGATGAGCAAGAGGAAGCCGATGATATCATTATGGATGACGCGGATGACGAACAAGAAGGGATTGTCGAAGAACAGGTCGAAAGCCTAGAAACCGATGATGAAGTAGAAGAAGTCGAAGACACCGAAGACACCGAAGGCACCGAAGACACCGACGAAGAAGCGGAGTCAGAAGGCGGTTTCGATATTGACGAAGATACTCTTTTTGAGTTTGAAGGCGTTGATAAGCCGATCAGTCTGAAAGAGTTGCAGCAAGTTTACCTCGCTGATGACACCATTGCGGCCAAGGTCCAAGAGACCGCAGCCGCCCATCAAGAAGTCATGGAGACCCGCAATTCTGCGCTTCGTGAGAGCGAGCAGTTTCGCTCTGGTATGACAGAAGTTGTCAAGGCACTGGATGGAGTGTTAAGCCAAGAGCTAGTCTCTAAGCCAGACATTGCCATGAAGGAGTCAAACCCCGCTCAATACATCCGGCATCTTGACGCATACAATCAAGATCAAGATCGGATCAAAGAATCACGGGAAGCCGTCATAGGCGCTCTTGATGGACATTCACAACAACAAAAGGAGTTTATTGAACAGCGTAAGGCATACGAAATTTCGCGCCTCACGGAAAAGCTGCCAGACTTGAAAGTCGATGGAAAAAAGCAGGGTGTTTTCACTGACATTGCTAACAGTGCTGAACACTATGGTTTCTCTGCTGACGAATTGAACACTGGTGCCGCAGACCACCGTCTATTCCAGATGGCGTATGATGCAGCTCAGTATCGCAAGTTGAAAGCGCAGAGCACTACAACTGAAACAACTGAAAGGCTAGATATCCTCAAGACAACAGCAAAAACAGGCCCACGCGTATTGCGCTCAAAAGGCACAACCGCGTCCCGTCGCGCCTCTGCTCAAACTAAGCAGGTCAAAGTCGTTAAACAACGCGCTAAAACGACTGGCAAAACGGATGATGTAGCCGCTTTTCTCACCGCGCGCCGTTCTCCAACCTAAAGAGGTTGCACTATGTCAGTTACTGCAAACACAGTAGAGACCTATGATGTCTCGACACTTCGGGAAGACCTTCAAGAGGCTTACTCGATGATCTCACCGGAAGAAGTCCCCTTCCAAACTTTGGCAGGTACGCGTAACGTCACGCAGAAGCAGTACGATTGGCCGGTAGTCGAACTTGCAGCACCATCATCTTCGAACCGGGTTCCTGAAGGCGATGACAATGTTGGTACCGACGCTGGTACGTTGGGCGAGCGCCTATACAACATCTGTCAAATCTCCGACAAAGTTGCACAGGTTTCACAGACAAGCGAAGCATCTGATGGCGCTGCAAACAATATTCAACGTATGGATACTCAGGTTGTCTTGAAGATGAAGGAAATGAAGCGTGACATGGAAGTCATGCTCCTGAGCAACGTGCCGGCTATCCTGGGCGTTTCTGAGACTGCTCGTCAGACAGCCGGGCTTCCAGCGTTTCTTCGTACAAATGCGAATGGCGCGGCTGGGGCTACTGCTCCGACCCTTAGTGGCACCACTAATGGTTATCCTGACGATGCATGGGGTGACGGTACAACCCCTGCTGCAATCGACGAAGACGTCTTCAATGACGTAATCGAAGCTTGCTGGACCTCAGGTGCCGAACCGAGTGTTGTGATGGTCAATGGTGGCAACAAGCGCGTCATTTCAAAGACTTTCACTGGTTACGCTACCAAGTATAAGGACACGGTTGACAAAACTCTCGTCGCCTCCGTGGACTTTTATGAAAGTGACTTTGGTGATTTGACGGTTGTTCCAAACCGTTTCCAACCAACGCTCAACGCTGCGACTGATGACGACAACTACGCAATCTACATTCTTGATCCTGAGTACCTCAAGATGGCGTGGCTCGACCCCGTGCAGAGGAAGCCACTCGCTGAAACTGGACACTCTCTCAAAACCCTCGTCTGGAGTGAGTACGGTCTTCAAGTCGATAACGAAGCAGCGCACGGTATCTACACAGATACCACTAACGCAGCCGCCTAACCTAGTTAGGTTGCACTAACAAGACGGGCCTTACAGCCCGTCTTCCACAACTGGTAAAAGGATACTAGCATGGCTCGTTTTCCAAAAGCGGCACTTACTGACACTATGCGTTACTTCACACTATCACAAAAAGCACGTATGGGCGATCCAAACGGCTCCGGCAAAATGCTCAACGGTGGCGACACTGTATCTCTGAACAAGGAGCAAGCCGAGTTCCTCATGAAAAAAGGTCTGATTGATGTCGAATTACCTGACTTCGAGCCCCAACTCCCCTTTGGCGATGAAGGTGGACCCAATGAAAATAGTCCACCAGAAGCGGGCGTTGGGAATACCCTTGAAGGGCCGAGAGACGCAGCTCTTGGAGTCGTATCTGGAACGAACAATGTTCAAGAAGCGAAGTCGCGCGTGGCTAAGTCAGGACGGGCAGCTAAGCTTTGAGCGCACAATGGAGGTTGACCCCATTTTTAATGGGGTCAAACTCCGGGGTGAAATTGTAAACCCAGAGCGTTCAAAGACAGGTCGCCTCTATTTAGGATCGGTCGATCCGCTGACCGCCCAAAATTGGGCTAAAGAGTGCGGTGCCGCAGTTGGTACAAAAGAGTTTGCAGCTTACGCCAAGAAAAAGTTGCAGTCTGGTGAGTTTAAAAACTACAAAGCACCAATGGAGAGAAGGGTTTTTCATGGGCATGACCTACGATGAGTTCAAGACTTACATCGTTGACACTTTGTGGAAGGTCAACGATGCGAAGCTTGGAGCAAACCTCGACAACATTATAACACAGGCAAACCATGACTTACAAAGAACTCTACATGTGGAAGAAAGGCACGCTTCTTTTGTGCTTCCTGCAACCTCGTCAAGACTCCCACTCCCTGTTGATTACTACTCCATCCGTGGTGTCTCAAGCTACAATAGCAAGTACGGCGAATTTAAGTACCTGTCCCCAGCAAGGCTCTACGCTTTAAGGGGTGCTACAGGGTCAAAGAGCTGGCAACCTGTTTACTCAATTGAAGGCAAGGACTTGCTTCTATGCGGTCCTATGCCTGAAACAGCCTATAAGACTGGCCCGACCCCGCCTGCATCACCTAATGAGGGTGATATATGGTATCGCGTTTTTTCCTCGCCGGGCATCTACGTCTGGGTAGTCGATGAAGACAGCAGCCAATGGGTTCAAGTACCTTCTGCTGATGTTGCCGAAAGTGTCGCAAAACTCACTGAGACAATTTCTATTATTGTAGATTACAGTTTCAAAATTCCAGACTTTAGGGCAACAGATCAGTCGTTCCTCACAGAGGAGTATCTGGATTTGTACACTTACACAGTAGCCAAGCACTCAGCGCCGTTTCTCCGCGAGGATATGAGACTACAAACTTGGTTGCAGCTGCAAACTTCTGCCTTGCTGGCAGCGAATGACGACGCAGCTTTTAATAAGCAACGCGGTGTCTACTCATCAAAGCCTTTGCCCCGTAGGGCTGGTATAATTAGAAAGCGGTAAGGAAACACAATGGTAGCCTTGACAGCAAATTACAACTTCAACAAACCAACAGTTGGAAGTGACGATAACTTATGGGGTGGGCTTCTCAATGCAAATTGGGATGCTATTGATGCCGCGCTTCTAGATCTGGAAGCTAGAGTTGAAGCACAGCGTGTGCCTATTGGTGGCATCTTTATGAACTCAACTGGTATCAATCCTGCAACCCAATTAGGGTACGGCACATGGGAAGCTTACGCTGTTGGCCGGGCACTCGTAGGCGTTGGTGACAACGGCGAAAGCAATTGGACAGCGGGATCAGAGCAAGGCTCCGAAGTCCACAGGCTCCTTCAAAATGAGATGCCTCAGCACTTCCACAACGTCAATCCTCCTGCTATAACTGTTAATACAAGCAGTATTGGGGACCACACTCACTTTACAACTATAGACGCCGAAAACTCGGAGAGTGGCGCTACAGGTACGCTCGCCTCTCGTGAAACTAACGTCGGTTCCGAAAACTACCGCTTGAAGGGTAACACTGGTGATGCTAACGTCTTCCCAACTAGCGGAGAAGGTGCGCATACTCACGAAGTGACCGTGGATATCGCTGCGTTTCAAAGCGGCGATAAAGGTGCGGGTGATGACCACAACAACGTACAGCCTTCCATCGCTGTTTACGTCTGGAGAAGGGCTGCTTAATCAATGGGACTCGCGGACATACAGCTTCAACCCGGAGTTGTGAGGAACGGTACGCCTTACAACTCTCGTGGCCGTTGGTACGAGGCTAACCTAGTTAGGTGGCACGACGGTTCTCTACGCGCTATTGGTGGGTGGCAACGCAGAACAGACGCTACCAGTTCGTTGATTAGTAGCCTGACAGCCGAACCTGCGACTGAGACTATAAGAGACGCACTGTCTTATAAAGACAACGATGGGACCATACGCCTAACGTTTGGGTCTAACTCCGCTGTTTACGATGTAGACGGTGCAGGGGCGGTGTCAGACATAACCCCTTCTGAGTTTGCTGGTGGCTTGAATGATGTCGCTTTAAGTGTTGGCTACGGGGCTGCTCTATATGGAATAAGCGCATATGGAGTGGCTCGCGACCAAGAAGGCGCGGACCCGCTTGCAGTTTCTAGGTGGTCGTTCGACACATGGGGAGAAGACTTGTTAGCGTCCTTCACTGGCGACACTCTGTACGAAAGCACGCAAGGAACGCAGCTTGTAGCAATAGCAGGTGCTCCGTCTGCTATCACAGATTTTATTGTGACAGACGAGCGCATCGTCTTGGCTATTGTTGACCCGTCAGAAGGACAGCGCAGAGTTGAATGGTCTGACCGAGAAGACAACTCCGAGTGGACAGCCACAATTTCAAACTTTGCAGGCGGCAAAACTCTGTCTGGCACTGGCAACCTAATTGGGGTATACAATGTTCAAGGCCAGTATCTCATACTAGGAGAAAATGACGCACAACGTGCTGACTATGTAGGCGCGCCATTTGTTTACGGGTTTAGGACAGTGGGCACAAAGTGCGGGCCGATTGATAAAAACGCTGTCGTAACTACAGATAGGATGGTCGTGTGGCTGGGAGTTAGAAGCTTCTGGATGTATGATGGCACCCTTCGCCCCCTTCCATGTGACATAATGGACCACATCAACGACACTCTGGACAGAAACCAAGTGTCTAAGATTTTTTCCATGACAGTCTCAGACTACTCAGAGCTTTGGTGGTATTATCAATCTAAAGATGGCGACACTGTTGATAGTTACGTAGTTTTCAATTACGTCATGGGGCACTGGTCTTATGGGTCTCTGAGACGCAGCGCTGGTGTAGACAGTGGCGCTACCCGTTCACCTATCATGGTGTGCGACGCCGGAGTAATATGGAACCACGAGCAAGAGTTTGTGCGTCCTGATGGACCAGTGTTTGCTATGACTGGCCCATTAACACTAAAGAACGGCAACACGAACATGGCTGTCAGGTATATGTTTCCTGATACTCAGGCAAAAGACGCTGTTGAGTTTGAGTTCTTGAGTAAGCAGCACTCAACTGACGACTTATACAGCCACGGGATTTTTGAATACTATGACCCGGTTTCTACAACTGGTGTTTTAGGAAAAGAAGTGTTCCTCAAAGTGATTGGTCTTGTCGCTCGTTGGGAGTTTGGGATACCGCGCTTGGATATTGACGAGACGGGGGCTGGATATAGATAATGACAACTAGACTTCCTCCATATCCCTCTGGGGACTTGAGAAAATGGGCGCTAGACCTAGTAGAGTACCTTGGCTCTACAGAAGAAGTAGTAGCTGCCCCTGTGTTCCTACAGCACAGGGTCGGAGACGAGAAGGCAGTAACAGATGGGATCATGATGTTTGATCCCCAATTAGGTGAACCTATCTACTCTCATGATGGAGAGTGGAAAAAATTAGATGGGACAACAGCATGACCGCCAATTACCCCTCAATCCCAGACACAGGTGATCTGTACACGAACGGTGGACAGACGTGGCGTTGGGACGGAATAGCTTGGATCGACGTTACATCTGGAAACGTCACATCTTGGGATGAGTCAATTCTAAGAGTGTTTACGACGTTTGCTGCTTTTGTAGCTGACGACCTAACCTCATTAGGTGACAATTCTAGGGTGCTTGTTGACGGTACAATCTGGGCAAAAGTGCCGGGCGCCACTGCATTCGGTAAGCTGGGGTGGGAGCCTTTGTCTGAGTTCCTTTCAGTAAGTGATCTAAAAAGTTCTCTGCGCCCCATGCAAGTTGGAGAGATCATTGAAGCTGGGTCATTCTCATATGTCGTTGAGCCAGAGGTGTTTGCAGAACCGCACCTGTCAACAATAGGCGGGGTCAGACTGAAAGTCCGTGGCTCACAAGTTGACGTTGAGGCGTTTGATGTCGATACAACTGGCGTCGTTGACTCTACTGACAAAATGAACCTAGCTGCGCGGTGGTGCGCTGCGAACCGCTACAGTATGTATAGTAACGGCATCGTCAAAATGACAAAAACATTTGCACCCGGCGACAGACTTGTCTGGTATCCAGGTGTAACACAACTTCAATTTTTTGACGCCGTTGAGGCAGACCTTGAACCTGTGTTGGAGTACCCGCTTTCTAATCCGGGTGGTGGTTTGACCCCATCTGGTAAGCGCGTTCTCTTTGATAGCAAAGGCATGTCCCAAAGCTTAATTTTAGGTTCAGTCTACGTCCAAGGTGCGTTTATGTCTAACGCTTCTTGGGCGTCCAGACAAAACGTAAAGAATAACGTGGTCGGGTTCGCCGCTTCTCAAGGCGTTTGCACGAGAATGTCAATTACTGACTTGCAGATTATCGGGTGCGGTTATGGGCTGTTCCAAGGCGATCAACGCGGTAAAGTAGCAACCGACACTGTTAATAACCTTCCGTACACACGGCATATTATTGGGAAGTTAGAAATCCGCAACTGCAACGTCCCAATAAGTTTGGGGCAAAGTGGTACCGGATTTGACGACACAGTGCTAGGGCACTTGAGGTTCTCAGCTTGCTGGGGCCGCTCAGTCATCAGAGCATCACAACTCGACTTTTCTAGCTTCTTTCATTACGGTCTCAACAAGTCTAAAGACTTTGAGCCATGCAAAGCATCAATAACGGATGGTAGTGCCGTTGTGACGCTTGACGAAGATCACGTTGGGATTACAGCAGGTTCAATCCTATGCCTGTCATCTGGCGCTAAAAACAAGGATGGTGGTGACATCTACTCTGTATCAGAGGTTATCAGTAAAAACGTCATTTCTTCGTCTAATGTAGAGGTAACTGTCAGCAAGAACATGTTGACAACTGATACAGATTTGGATGTCTTCATTGACCCGCCGACCACACACTTCTTTAACTGTGACATTCCTAAAGGACTGATCTACCATGAGGGTCTGCATTATCGTGGTCTAAACTTTAGTAACAGCACATCGTTCAACGGTGTCTTGCGCCTATCTGCTGGATCATCTGCGAGCATAGTGGACGGGCCTGTTTACGTAACAGGGGACGGGGTTGACCTTAACTTTACCTTGTCAGCCGACAGCGTTAACTTCCAGACCTTTGCAAAGGTTGTCGCAATAGCCAATAGTAAAGACAGCGCCGAACTGAATGGTGTCTCAGTTAACATGCGCATTCCAGCCCGTCAAAATGACACTGGAACGTACTTCAATCCTATAGAGTTTGTGGCTCCAGACGAAGACGACATCTTTGGCACTGTCAGTGACGAGATGATAAATCCACGCGCTAATTTGGTTGTTCACTACAACGGCCCGTCAGTGAAGGTCAAGCCGTATAAGCTCCCAGCAGGTGAAGACCCTACAGAGTACCACATCAACTCTGTAGGAACCCAATTAGGTTCCCCTATTGTAATTAACTCCGCTACTGTGTCGGGTTCGTTCACAAATCCTGGTACAGGAGCCGCTGCTGTCAAAGCTCCTAGCGGTGTAGGTGCGCTTATATTCTCAGGACTGGACGACGAGTGTCACTATCTCCTAGACTTTGAGTTGACGGATATCGTGACTAGCGGCGCAGAAGTCCGCGTTCAAAATGGTGGCACACTGCTTGCCACACCGTTTATTTTACACTTGCTGGAGCTACATACACGCACTGCCATCTGGATGCCAGCTACTGCAAACCGTATCCAAATTCAAGGGTTCTCAAGCGCTGAGTTTGAGGTTAAAACCTACACTCTGCGCAAGCTCCTGTCTTACTAACCCCTTACCCAATTAGGTGATATCATGACCAACGTAGAACTCTTTGTAGAAGCTCTCCATAAAGCGGCATCAGACAGCGCCACTCTGCAAGACATCGACGAACCAGATGTTGATCCTCTTGAAAGATTGCGCTCTATCATCGACTGCCTCGAAAAATACAGGGTTGACATTGAGAAAGCTTTGATGTATGGTGGCGGTACACACAATTTTGACTATGTGTGCCGCCGTGTGTTGTCCGGGGAGTTAGACCTTTATGAGCTTCGAAATTCTGTACTACTCTGTGAGTTTCTCCACTTTCCTATGTATAACGTGTATAATGTTTACATTGCCGCTGGTAGTCTCAAAGAAATCGTTAGTTTTGATAGCCGCCTTCGTAGGGAAGCAGCCATGCGCGAGTGCTCCAAAGTATCGTTCAGCGGACGGTTTGGGTGGAAGAAGCCACTCGAAAAAGTCGGGTGGAAGCCTGCTTACATAACTATGACAAAGGAAGTGTAACATGGGAATTGGTAAGACCCGTAAGACTGAGCAAACTCAGCAGGTTGACCCTCAAATGGCCCGAGAGAGCCACGCCTTGCTCAACCTACTTAGGTTGGTAGGCGGTAACGAATACGAACCTAATCGCGGGATTACTAAGGCCGCGTTTACCCCAAAGGAAGAAGCGTCGTTTAGCATGGCCGACGCCGCTGCTAGTGCGTTTGGGTTTGATGCCCCGACATCTAATGCGATGCCAGAAGCGACAGTCGGAGATACTGGCATCAAAGGCTTTAGAGCTTCTGATCTGTACGACACTACAATGGGTAAGGTGTCCGACGGGTATACGAACACAATGAAACAGTTCTTTGATGCGTTCGGTAAGCAAACAAAATACGAGCAGTATGATCCCGGTGGAGGTGGAAAGAAATGATTACCGCTAACAACAACACAGGCTCCTCTGATCCTTTTGCCATGGCCGCGTCTTCAATGAGCCAAGGGCAAAATATCTATAGCAATATGGGTACTGGTGTAGGATCACTGTCCAACATCAACGACTACCTAAACCCCTATTACGAACGAGTTCTTAACGCCTCATTGGGGCGCTTAGATCGTCAGTACGACCAAACTATGGGACAGATTGGCGATAGCGCTATTAGTGCTGGTGCGTTTGGGGGCGACCGCCATGGCATCGTTGAGGGCACCGCTACAGGGGACTACCTTCGTAATGCTGGGGACATGACCTCTAACATGATGATGCAGGGTTTTGAAAGCGCGGCTGAGCGGGCGTACCGCGATAAAATGTCTTCCGCTGGTGGGCTAACCCAATTAGGTGGGCAGTATTTTGATGTAGGCAACAACCTGATGCAGACACAGGCCCAACAAGGTGGCCAACAGCGTGACTTTCTAGACCAGCTACTCGGACAGGGCGGTCAACAGTTTGACCAAGCAATGAACCAACCTTATAAGCTGATCGACATGATGAACTCGCTATTAGGCAGTGACGTTCGCGGGTCACAAGGTCAAATGACCCAAGAGAGTACTCCGGGGCTGTTTGATTATATTTCAATGTATGCGCAGACAGCGGCAAAGGCAGCGACAGGAGCGGTATGATATGGCTACTCCTAACTGGAAAGACTACGCTGTAGGCGGGGCTGCTGCCCGGCCAGACAGCTTCACTGGACTTGACCAAGAGTTCTCCAACAACGCTTATGCGTTTACTCAAGCCGCCCATGAAGCCGGTATACCGTTGCAGGTAACATCTGCGTACAGATCGCCGGAGCTTCAAGCTGAATTGTTTAGGGGAGCCGTAGCTAAGCACGGAAGTGAGGCTGCTGCTAGAAAATGGGTTGCCCCTGCTGGGCGCTCGCAGCATAATAATGGCAGGGCCATAGACTTTGCAGTTGACGGTCGCCTTCTCCGCGATCCTAATAGCGAGGCTGCCGAGTGGATTAGAGCTAACGCAGAGCGATATGGCCTGTCTGTTCCCATGGAGTGGGAACCATGGCAGGTCGAACCTATGGGGTCCAGAGACATGCAGCCATCAAAGAGACAATCGAGACTTGACGCAGTGGCCGAAGACGCTACCGCTAGAGCGAAAACGTATGACGAAGTTCTTGGTGGCCTCGGCACTGCAATCCTGCAAGGTGGAGTGGCGAGTGACACCAGCTTAACTCCACAGCAAGGGATGTCCTTGCCTATTGACCCATCTCAAGTCCGCCCCACGGAAGGTCGGACGCCGCTTTCTTTCGGCAACCTAATTGGGGAGACTGGAGACCTACCACCGGGTATGCAACAGTCGGTTGGCGGGTCATCTCCACTTTCATTTGGCGAGATGCTTACTCAGCCCGACGACCCAACGTCTGGAACCTCTGGGCAACCTAATGAGGTTGAACCACGCATGACCGCTCCGGGCAGTGTTGACAGCTATGCTGTGTCAGAAGACGCCGAGGAAGAGCGCGGTGGTGGTTTAATGGACACCATTGCGAACAAGCTATTCGGTAAGTCTGATGACCCCCGCCAATCTCTTATGGACGCAGTAGGCGGCATTGGAGTGGGTCTTGGTCAGATTTCCGCTAATCAAGCTGTTGACTTGCAGCCGTATTTTTCCAACATTAAGGCACAACGCCAGTCAATTTTAGACGGTCACCGTGAGTCCACACTAGAACAGTATAGAATGGGCACTCAGCAAATGAACGCTGAGACTGCTCGTATGACTGCTCTTGTGGCTGCTGACCGCTTACGATTTGATGTAGACGGTTCTGGTAAGGGAAACCAAGCATACTCAGCCGATCAGTTGGAAGTATTCTCGAACGACGAGCAGCTTGCCCCTTTTGTTCGCATGATGACTTTGGATAACCCAGAAGTCGTGAAAGCTGGGATTTCTGGATTGCGCGAAGCGCTTGTGAACCGTGCTAAAGTTGAGGCCAAAACTGGCGACGGTTCCAACGGGTACGCGCAGTTAATGGGCGCAGTGGCCGGTGACGCAGATGCAGCCGAGATAGGCCGCGTCATGGACGAATACGACATGGGCAGCGCAGACCTAACTAAGGTATTCGACGTGCTTGGTAAAACTCCGACTGAGTTGCAGAAAAACGCGGCTGAATACCACAGGTTGCGTGAAACTGATCCTGCCGCCGCAGAAGTGTTTGCCCAAACGATGTTACGCATCGGAGGTGCTGACGAGACACCTAAGCAGCGGCAGCAAAGAGAGTGGGCGTATACACAGCTCGACAGGCTAGACGAGGTATCCAGAGTTAACAGATCAATCGACTTGGAACTATACTCTATGGAGAACGTAACCCTTGACATGCTGGAAAGCAACATGGAAAGCGGTCCGTTCAATGAGTTTATGGGCTCACTATATCGCGGTCTCACCCAGCTTAGCGGAGGGGCTATTGAAGAATTTATCCACGCAAACGAACTTGTACGAAATTACGAGAGCTTGACTCAATCAGAGAAAACCCTTGCGCTGCTAATTGCAAAGCCTATGATGGAGGGCGGCGGCGCAATTTCTGACGGTGAGCGAGCACTTATGCTCAAATCAATCGCCAGAGGTGATATGACACACGGGGCGCGTCTTCAAATTATTGCTAAGCTAAGGATGGTTAATGAAGTGGACCGCATCATGGCTGCGAGTTACGGAACCTACTTAGGTGAACAAGACAACCATGAAGGCGCTCGTGGTAAGTTACGCAGACTAGAAGAGGAGGCTACTGCCGTACTTCCTGAATTACGCAGGGCGGCACAGGATCGCGTTGGCGCGATCTACAACCAACGGTCAGAATTTGCTTCGTATGGTAAGCTGTCTGAAAAACAACGAGTCATAAAGATGTCCCCTAAAATGACGCAAGTGCAGCACGACATGTTTGCCGGCGCTATACCGAAGAATAGCGCTGGAGACTACACATGGGCGCGCAGAAACCAAGATGGCAGCTTGACTTATTTGCTTGTGGACGCTGATGGGAACATGGAGGAACTTGAATAATGGCTAGTTACGAAGACGCTCTAGGTAAGCTTGTGGGTGAGCAACCTACTGCTACTGAGCCTGATATGGCGACTGACTCCCCAGGAGCAGCAGCGGCACAAAAAAGTGCTGCACAAAGTGCGGCACAAAAAAGTCCTGCACAAAGTGTTGTAAGCCGGGCCAATGGTGCCCTACGAGGGGTTGGTGCAACACTGCATACCACTTCTGACGCAGCGACTATGGGCCTCATTCGCCCGGTGGCCGCCCTGTCATCGTACTTGTTGAATTCTCAAGAACGACCATTCTCTGAGGAAATGGAAGACACTGATGAGTTTTACAAGGCGCAGGCTGATATGCTACCATTTGGGCTCCGGGTTGGAACCGAGCTTGTCGGTGCTGGTAAAGGGCTTCCTAAGTTCTTGGACAAAGCTATTGAGAAAGTTACAGGTACGGCGAGAAAAATTGCTCTGTCTTCCGGACAAGTCGGAAGGAAGTACGCTCTTGCAGCAGTAGCTGGGGTGCCCGCTGCCGCAATGGACAGGTATTTTAGAGATGACATGTCACTAGAAGAAGCCTTTGGTCAAGGTATGGTAGACAGCGCGTTCGGAACCTCATTAGGTTACGGTCTAGGAGAAAAAGTAGCGCCAGGAATTCGGAAGCTATATAGAAGAATGCGTGGACCGTCTATGGCGGGCAGCGCTGTGTCTGAACTAACAGGTAGGTCTATAGCTGGTAGTAGTGACAACATGTCTGCGCAAGACCTGCTTGCGTTATCTGACCGCCTTTACACAAAAAAACCAGCGGATAGGGGAAAGGGTATACTAGAGCTATCAGACGTAGGTAACTCAACTTCCGGCGAGCGCGCTATGCGGTTCCAACTGGCGTTTTCAGACCTTGTGTTTAAAGACATGGACCCCGCAAAGGTGTTGCGAGGTATTGCCCTCAAGGAAAGAGCCGCTGCCTTGAAAATGAGAAGGGGTTTACCTGACAGGCCCACGGTTCTGTCACCTCGCCAGCAAATGCAGTTGTATGATGGCATTTCAACATCCATAGGCAAAGGAATTGAAAGAGCAAACCTTGACGCACAAAACGCGATTGATAACGTCATGGGTACGGGCCTGACCCTTCCTGTTGCTAACGCAGCAGAGCTGGCAGCGAGCAAGAAATTCTTCGACGATCTAGGCAGTGATGGCACTCAAGTACCTGCTGGTAGCCCTATGCCTGTTGGTGCGACACCAGTTAACGGGCAAGACCTCTTAGCGGAAGCCGGGGATTTCTACCAGAAGGAGATGAAGCGGTCATTTGAAAACTTTACTCCTAACGAATCCCAAGTTTGGAACAAATTTACGGACCTAATTAGGGCGCAGCGCCAAGAAGAATTTGCAAAAGGCGTGTCTAATATCGCAGCAGACCCTAGAAAACTGACACCGGACGAACTAACTGAGCTGTTCCCAGCAGACTTACCACTAGCAAAGTTGTTCACTACGCGCAAAGCTATTGCTGATCTGATAACTCCGTCTGGTAAGATTGACGGGACTGGTCTGGACCGCTCTGGACGCCGTGCTGTGATGAAGATTGTGAACTTCTTGGACTCTAAGATTGACTCAGTAGTCGGTACAAAGTACGGGGAATCTAGAGCCGCTTTCTCTACCGCAATGCGCAGAGAGGAGCTTGAGCGCCTTGGATCGCAATTCTACAAACAGAGGCGTCAGTCTGTTGACGGCCCAGACGCTAAAAAACTTGCTCCGGGTCACTACGGGGACAGCCTAGAAGACTTCTGGGGCACTCTGAGCGAGGTAGATCAATCGCACTTTCGTAAAGGATGGGTGTCTGGTATGACTGACAGAATGGGCAGCCGCAAGCCGTTGACAGAACTGCACTACTTTTTTGGGGACATAGGAGACGGAAACGTCTTGACCAACACTTCTGGCAGAGACCACATGGCTATGGTTCTTGGAGAGGGACCAGCAGAAAGCTTGAAAAATGTCTACAAAGTGCACAACGTGAACATAGCCGAGACGAACGCTTTGGCGCAACTCTATGACGAAAGTCGCCTTGGTATATCCAGAGAGTTGGCAACACCTCTGCGCAACATGAAAGCCAGCGTTGTGGATATGGATATTGCAAACGGTCCTAAAGGTGGTGATACAGTTTCATTTTTTGCTATGCTTGCTAATATTGTTAAAATTGGCGACCGTCAACGCATTATAGGTTTGGGGAAGTTGCTTACTGCGACTGACCGCGAGTTGGCTGATCTGCTTGACAAGGGGGTCAGACAAGCTACGCCGGGGCGGTCGTCGTTTGGTCCGACAAGGATCACTTCTGGACTGCAAGGGTACGGATACGCTAAGGAGGGCGAGGAAGAAGACAACACTCAGTATGATCCCATAAAGGACTACCTCGATAGTATAGAGCGAGACGCGGATGGACCACCTAACTAGGTGAACCTCTGGACCATGAACCCGGTCACTTGTCTGTTGGTAACTTGTGGCCGGATAACGAAGTCGCCGTAGATGGTTCCTCCTGCGTCTGCGGCGACTTCGTGCAGAAGCTTCTGAGAAGCGGGATTAGACCAGTCTAATGCCACTTCCGCACCCCTGATCCTCTTGCCCTTAGCAAGCTTGGCGACGAACCACGCATCCATCACAGCTTGAGCAGTGCAGTCATTACCTAAGTCGGCGATGATTTTTCTACGTTGCGCTAGTAATTGAATGAGCTTAGGGTCGTCGTTCTTGTTTTCTGTAGTTGTCATGTCAACAGGACTAACAAACATTCCGTGCAGAGGGTGGCCCTGTTTAGTCGTCCCTAAGTCTACGTCAGACAGCGCGAAGTGAAACGACATACCATCTTCGATAGAACGCGCACGAGCAACACGTAGAGACACGAACTCACCCTGCTTAGAAACGTCTAGCAACATGTCTGGCTCCGCTTCAATGTTACTAGAGCCACGGACGTTGCCAGTGCGGGCCTTGTGGTGGATGAATACAATAGTAGCCCTTACGCCACCTTCCCTAACTAGGTTGACAATATCAAACAGTGCAGAGGTATCCTCCACACTGTTTTGGTCCCCGCCACTCATAGCCTTTGTGAGCGTGTCGATGAAGATTGCTTGAAGCGGAGCCCCGTTGTGCCTCTTACAATATCTATCTGCTGCGATGATCTTTTTAGCAGCAGCCTTACGTGCGTCTTCTTTGACAAAGTTCGTAGACCGCTCGACCACAAATAATGGAATGTCGTCAGGTACATCAAAGTTTCTTTCTTTGGCCTCTTTCTTCCATGAAGCAACGCGGAGTTTGATGGCGCGCGTCCCCTCCAGAGCGTAATACAAACACGGCCCCCCTGAACCGACGGAGAAGGCGCCGAGGTCAAGTCCACAAGATATATGGAGCGCCGTTGTAAGAGCGAGTGCAGTCTTACCCGTTTTAGGCTCGGCGAATAGGACGACGGTCTCATCTTCGGCGTATATCGGATACATAACGAACTTGGTGTCCGTAAGGTCGTGTTCTTCATGCGCATAGTATCCGTCTCCTTCAAAGGGCCATTCGTCTTCATCATACTCGACAACCTCATTAGGTGAGGGTTCAAAGTTGCCTAGTCGGGTAAAAACATTATCGTTTAGCTTTTGCATTTCTTCCATGCCAAGCTGTGCACCAAGTTCTCCAGCCTCGTCTTGTACTGCCTCGTCGTTGAATTTTTTGTACGCCGTGAACGCAATGCGAGACAGTTCAGCACCTTCGTCAGATGACACAGCTTTCCACCGATCATGCCGCTCATGTCTATAATCACTAGCCGTAGAGTTAGAAAGTAACTCCCTCAACTCTACCTGTATTTCAGCTTGGTTCATGCCTCTGTAGGCGTACTTAGCCGCAAGTATTGTCAATGAGGTGTGGAAGTCCCCGCCGCTCAAAATATCGTTTCTGAGTTGCGCGTCTTCTGACCCTCTGGTCCCGCCTGCCGGCGACCTAATTAGGTCAATAAAAGAAGGCGGCGCCAGACTGATCCCTTCACTATGCACCGTGTAGCCGGGGGAGCCGGGCATGATTACATACCCACCTTCTCCTTTGACCTCTACTCCTACAGTCGGGTTACAAGACTGTACGTCACCCTCGTATAAGTAGTGTAGTCCGCCATTCTTTGTACCGTGGACGCGGGTTTCTGGCATGTCTCCGCTATCTACACGGGCCTGCAACCACTCTTTAGGCCCGTCACCTTTATACAGATCAACATCAACAGCAAAGATACCGTCGCCCATACGGCCACCGATCATCTTGGCGCTGTCACCATAAGCCTCAAACAAGGCTCGGACTTTATCTGGGTCTGTCTCCGCATCATAAAAACCATTTTTAGTCAGCGGTGCTTTGTTGTCACCACACGGAAAGACAGGGATGCCTTTCTCCGCCCACTCTATAGCCTCCCTAATTAGGTCGTTTGTCATTTTAGGAACTTTCTGAATTGTTCGTACTCGTTTTTGGACAAGCCGTTCCGCATCACTCGTAGCGTGAGCCCTGCTGTCCGCCAGTACCGCCTATCAAGTTGCAGGGAGTTAATTTGCCTATCGTCCTTGTATAGTACACCGTTGAGCCCGTCAAGAACGCTTTTAGCCAAGTTGTCCAAGTCGTTCTTGTCGCTCATTACAACGCCCGCGGAGCTGTGGTCAATCACAGTTTCGTCTGCAGAGTGGTCAAGGATTAAGAGCTGCACTGAAAGAGGGAACCGCAGTGGTGGTAGCCCTGCCATGTTTTCCTCACCCCATTTTTTGATGGACTTCTCAAACTCACGGGTTTCAGGTGGTGTAAAGAGCTTGCCGCTCTTGCCCTTTCTGGGGCGCCCCTTTGGAACCACTGTACCTTCGTAAGTCCACATGTACTTACCAAACGAGTGGTACTCAACTAAGAGTAGGTCTTCCACTTGTTCTGCTAGGTCGCGGTAGTTCTCTGGAGTAAGTTTGGTAGCTATAGTCATCGCCGTCCCTCCTATTTTGCGTCGCCCCATGTACGCCCATGCGCAGCTTCGACTAGATTGTCTGTGTTTGCTCCGGGGAAGATGTCCAAGTAACCACGGATCATCCCCTCTACAAGAATTTCTTTGGCTGGCTGAACGTGCTTTTCTTCCGACGCCGCCAGTATGATTTCATCGTGAACTGTAGCACACAACCTAATGAGGTTAGGGCTGGACAACTGGTCCCTCAATTCTTTGACATGATACATTGCACGATACATGATGGAGGCAGCGGCTCCTTGAACACCGTAGTTAGCGGCAACAGGCATTGTTCTGTCAGGTTTGCTAACAAAGATCGTCCTACCGTCACATACAGGTAAGTAGCCACGGTGCACCATCTTATCGAAAATGATGTGCCTGTAATTGTACGCTCTAGGATACCGTTCAGCCCATGCTTTCAAAGCGTCTTCGGCTTCTTCAACCGAACACCCGAGAGTTACAGATAGGGCTAGAGCCATCGCTCCATAAATGTTCTGGAACGTAAAGCCCTTCGCCTTAGAGCGCATTTCCTTAAATTTATAGTATTCCGGCGAGTGCTGTATAGGCTCGCCGTTTTCGTCTTCGCTCGGCTCTTTGATTATTTTTAAGAACTCGTCTAAATCAACATTGTAAATAGCTGAGGCGGAACCAGCGTGAACGTCGCCATAAATCGCATCTTCTAGTAAGGTTACGTCTTGAGACAACTCGGCCAGTACCCTGACTTCGATGCCTGAGTAGTCAGCTACCACCAAGAACTCGAACCCATGCGGAGGCAAAAATGCTCTGCGTACCTTTGGGTTACGAGGAATGTTTTGAATGTTAATTGAACTGGATGAGTAACGCAGTGTAGCTGCGGCACCGATGTTCAGACGGAATGTGATCGCGTCTTCTAGTAGCTGCTTAGTTACGAGGGTCTCGCCATACGTTGACAGATACTTCCTATAGTACCTGTACCGTAACAGAGCGTTGGCCCAACGAGTGAACGGGTACTGGGTCTTTGCGATAATGGGTTGGATGATCGCTCTACCAAGCTGTAACTGCTTTGTCTTTTCTGTCTTAGGCCAAGCGTCAAGTGTCTCATCACCTAATTGGGTCTTAATCAGGTCGGACACCTGTTTGTCTGACCCCGGATTAGGCAGCACAACATTGTTTGTCCAATTTCTAATACGGCGCAGAGCAATCTCTTGCTTACGCTGCCAGCTCTTTACGTTGACTTCCATGTGATAATCGCTGTTAAGGACCAGCCCGGTGTCTTCACACTCCACAGTTGGAAGTACCGCGTCTTGTAGCATAAAAGCAGCATCCTGCTGTGCAGGAGTCAGCTTCGCGATCCAGTGCTCATAAAGCATGTAAGTCACAACCGCGTCGCGGGCGGCGTATAGAAGTTGGGAGTTAGTGAGACGGACTTTTTTCCAGTCAGAAAGCTGTTCCTCTTTGTCAAGGATAACACCAAGATCACGCCTACACATGACTGCTAAAGACGAGTGCCCTCCACCTCGATGTACCTTGGCGAGGAAGTCAACGTCAATCATGTCGGTGTCTGGGTGCCCAGCATGGGCGAACCAACGCGCTTCAAACTTGGCGTTATAGACAGCCCACATCGGGCCTTTCATGCGCACTGCTAGGTCGTTAAACTCCCCACAAAAGAAGTGGTCGAATAGCAGCACTCCGTGGTCTGGGTGATAAGTGCAGGACAACCGAACACGGGTGTACCGTGGGTCAAGTCCCGTGGTCTCAAAGTCCAGGGCTACAACCTTGTCCCCAAAATCTTTGAATAACTCTCTAGCCTCCGATGGGTCCATAACCACCTTAAACTTACTGGCTATTTCATCAACCGCATCTATGCGGTTGTCGAACGCCGCTTGTCTCTTTCTTGGCATCGCCATTGTTAGCCCTTCCCTAATTAGGTAAAAATGGCGGCAACAGACTGTCACCGCCATTAAGTGTAGACAGCAGTTAGAGCTTTTTGCGCTCGCGTTTGCGCGGCTCAGGCATCACCTTCTCTGTTTCAGGGTCTTTCTCTGGTTCCACATCATCCTGATTAAGAAGGCTCATTGGGTCAACATCAGGATCGGCAAGAGCCTGCACCTGTTCGTTGCTAACCCACTCGATCACGTCGAAAGTTGGCTTGTAGTTTTTGTAGCCTCTACTTTCAAACTCGTCCATGCCGAAGTAGATTACGGGCCAGCAAGGCTGTCCAGTCTTCATACGTGCCAGAACTTCCTTCTGCAAGTCAGACATAGAAGCCACACCACTGGCGGAAGAACTTGAGAAGCAGCACTGCTCCTCATTCTCTAACGACCGCGCAGTGATAGCGCGAGAACGCGACCAACCCTCACCCCTTTGGTCATCGAAAGGTCCGAATTCGGTCAAGTCGGGTTCCATAACTTTGGGCTGCATGACTGCCGCCATACGCTTGGAGATAGGCTTACCGCCCTTCCAGCACATGTACCCCAATTCGAATAGAGGGACCGCTACGAGAAACGGCTCAGTCTCTCCCGGCTCACGCTTGTCAACTCCGATGTTGTACTTGCCGCGCTTGCCAGAGAACGACATATATGAAATGTCTCCCGCGCGCCCACCTTCGTCTGCTGTTTCTTCCATTGCCCGCGTCAGACGTTCTGTGTCTGTTGCGTTCACAGAGCCTCCGAAGAAGCCTACTTGTTTGTTATCATCAGCCATTGGTTTTCCTTTTCCATTTTGCTGTTTTCAGTTTTCAATTTTGCCACCCAATTAGGTAACGATAAAGAAGCGATGGAGCTCGCTTCCTACCACTCAAAGACCCTTACGTTGGCCTTGAATGATCTCACCTCGACTTCTACTAAGCCGAGTTCCTCCATAATCTCACTGACCCCTGTATAAAAGTCGGCCAGTGAGTTTATGTGTGTGCTTCCACAGCACAAGAATTTGCCGTTGTCTGTACCATTATTATCAAGGTCGTAACCAAAGAAGTCACAATACAAGAACACAGACGGCCTGCTCACCCTTGCGCTACCTTCTTGATAGTCATGGTAGTGAACGGTTTGCCTACCTTGTAAAATGGGTCAAGACTTCCAAGATGCTCAGCAATCAAATCCTTGTCTAGTGTTTTGCGACCAGCTTGAACCTTGCACTCAAAAATGTACTCGTCAAACTGTACTGGCCCTTTTCCTTCAAGCGCCTGACGCACATCATTCTCCATTCCTTTCTTCTTAGCGGTCAACTCCTTGATCCGCTGGTCCAACTCCGCTACTCCTATAGCGATTTCTTTAACGTTTTCCAAAGACGACATCTGCAGCCCTTTCCATTCTTTTCATTTCGAGTGCTTTTTTCTCCTTGTCCCTAATTAGGTCAGAGCACAAGGAGGTAAACTCACATTGATCGCACTCTTTGTCAATGTAGAGCCCTTCCGCCGGAAGATCGTCTGGGCTCGCAGCCGCAACGATCATTTCCGCACGTTCTTGTAATGCGTCTTGCTGCTTCCAGTCGCTCTCAATATAGCGTTTGGTGCGGTTCTGTAAGTCAGACGCATCTATGTAAAACAGTAGTCCACCGACGACGTGACAATCTGTGGAGTGGTTAACCAGATCAATGTTTTGCTGTATCTGTGCGACTTGTCGCTTAGTCGGTAGCTTTTTCCTATGAGCACGTGGGTCAAGGCTCTTTATATCAAGGACCAAAGCTTCGTTAGAAGGCACGTGGATGAGCAAGCCATCAGGGGTTCCTGATTGATTTCCGTCATAGAATGAGACTTGTCTGTTACCAGCGTAGAGTAGCAGCCACTCATTGCTGTCTGGACGTGCGGCCAGCCCCTCCCTAATTAGGGGAACGGCCCACGCTTCGATCATGTGCCCACGTTCTGCATATCCCCAGCGCGAGAACGGCTGAGGTTCTTCGAGCTTTGAGAATTTAATGCTTCTAGCGCACTTACCTATCTCGGACGCGGAGATAAATTTTTGACGATCAAGCTCGCCACCTGTAAAGGTCGGCCACCGCTTCTTCGGACGCAGCGCGTAGCCAGTGTCGATCAGATCACTGAGGTCTGGAAAATCCATGTGGGTATCCTATGTTAGCCTTTAGGGGTTCGTTTGATCGGTGCCGTGCATGGCGCTGGATAAGGGCTAACAAAACCTGCGCTCACACACGACACCGACTGGACCGACGCCCTACTCTGTGTATACCACAACCTAATTGGGTTGTCAAGCTCTAATTTTGACTGTGGTACTGGAAGAATAGATGATCTTACGCCGCCGGTTGAATGTTACAGCCATAAAGGATACGCAACTTGGCGTCCTGCTCGACTGCTTCTTTTGAGATAATCGGTCCTCCGGTTGCAGCCCTTGCAAAAAGGGCGGCGTCAGACCTGCCGCAATACGCGGACGCTCGCTGCTCATAAGTTTGCAAGTCTTCACATGCAACAAGGAACAGCAGTGCTGTAAAAGTAAGTAGTGTCTTCATTGGTTCACCTCATTAGGTTGAGGTGTTGCATTTTTGCAACACCTGATTTTCCGGCTCTCTCAGGGGCATCATGGCCGTTGGGCCACTACCCCCCATGGATAGGGCGACTTGGCGCCCCTACCCCCCTAGAACCTAGCCGTTTGGTACTTTGCAGGGGTAACATCAGGCGCATATCGACACGCCTGACGAATTAGTGTCATGTAACCTATACTAGGTTAGATAGGGGCACCTTCCACGTCACCCAAATTAGGTTGCTTTTCCTGCTTAGGTGCAAAGTCATTGCACGCCCATTCAGGCGACGTGTAGTGTTTGTCGAGCCCATTGTTACTTGGCTTAACGCACTTCCTGTAATGTGAGTAGTTAGCAGAAGCTTGGAATATTCTACTATTTTCATCCCAATACTTGCAGTTCTTACAAGCTAGGGCTTTGTTGGTATTTGTCATTGGTGTCACCTATTTAGGTTCATAAGGTTCTCCGCGAACAGGTCTGCTGTTGGAGGTTCCTTTTCTTCCGTGTCGTCACAGACGCTGCCTCTTAACGGACTACAAACGACTGTTATCTTGTCGCCGTCTTTTCGAGTGTAGGTAACGTGGATGTCAACATTGCATTCTGATGACGCTACTGCTGCTGCGTCAATGATTGCGATTTCCATTTCTAGCCCTTTCATTATAAGAGTATGTCAATAACTGACTTTTTACCAGTACGCAATTCAACAAGTGCCATGTCCAGAGAGTGAGTTGACCTAATTATGTCAACTTGTACGTGCCGTGTCTGCCCCCTTCGGTAGACCCTCGCAACAAACTGCTCATAGTCACCGGGGGAGGGTAATTCTTCAGCGAGGACAATGTGCCTGCACATTGCTTGAAGGTTAATAGCCACCCCCATAGCAGCAACCTGTCCAAGAAGGAAGTCAATCATACCCTTGTTGAACAGTTCTATTGTTTCTTTGTCCTGTGCGGGAGTAGTAGCACCGTTAATGACCCTAACAACATGCCCCCCCTGCTCCAAGGCTGTTTTTATTTCAGTCATTACGTCAGTGTGCCAGTACCCTACAAGCACGGGTTTGTTTCCGTGCTCCTCTAGGTACGACACAGTTTCTTTAGCCTTAGCAAGTCCTAAAGCTCTGCGGACCTTAGCCAACTGACTGTCTTTGTTAGCCAGTAGCTTAACAACTTGGGCTGGATCAAACGCTACAGTCTCAACCTTTCCCTTCATGTCACCAACACCTATAACGCGCTCGGTTAGCGGTGGCATGTGTTCAACAGCTTCGTCAAGGGTTCTACGAATGATTTTGCAAGCAGACAGTAGCTCTTGTAACCTAGTTAGGTCCTTTGACCCGGTAATAACATACGGTTTAGGACCGGAACCAAAGCGTCGAAAGCTAACGAGACAAAACTCGTTGACGAATTTGTCGTATGTCTCCACGTTAAACGCTTTTAGAAGCTCGTACCTCCAGACGCGAAGCTGCCAATACAGGTCATCTGCGTGGCGAGTGATAGGCGTACCCGTCAACTGCCACACATCGTCAAACGCCCGTCCAACCCCGCCTACTCCGTCAATGGAGGTGCCGTGCAAAAATTTTGTACGCTTGGCGGTACCACTTTTGAAGTAGTGAGCCTCATCAACTATCAACACAGAGCCACCTTGTTTCCCATAAGTAGTCAACAGGTCCATATGCCTACCCAGTAGAGAGGGGGTCGTTATGATAGCGTCGGCTTGTATAACAGGCGGGCGATTGCGACCGTCCTTTGTCTTTCCCTTACGTGGCTTGCTGCCAGAGCGCAAAGGTTGTACGTACTTGCACCCTAATTGGGTTATGAGGTTCTCTATCCACATGTCAATTGCGATTGGCGGGCACACGATAACCATACGCTTGTACCCTCCCTTCTGCACCGCACGGATAGATGTCAGCGTCTTACCTGTCCCGGGATCAGCCCACAAGTAACCATGTTCATATTCTAGCAGGGCATCACTGTCTTGCTCTTGAAGCGGCGTTGGAATAAGCTTGTCCATGTTACCACCTTTTCATTTCTGGCGGGGTGTACCCGGCTCTCATCAACTCTATCAAAGTCCATTGACCGGACAAGCCATAGGTTATAGCGTACTCGCGCGCTCCATGATAGAACGTCTTTACGTGGTCGCGCTGCATCAGCCCTGCCTCGTACTGCAATCGCTCCATTTCTTTTGCCTCAAGGCCGTGGGCTAGTTCCTCAACCCTTCTGCTCAATGGCGAATTTGCGCCCTCTGCCCGCAACTCTGCCAAGATCTTGTAAGGTTCATCGGTCTTAAAGCCCAGACGCGGCATACGGTTTCCAAAAACCTCGTGCAACTCAGTAGTACCGTTGTCAATTTCCGTTAGTAGGTGCTTCGCAGTCATCACACGCGCTTGCGCTGTTATGTAGGTTCTGTCCTTCTGCGGCACCATGAACGAAGTAGATATGATACCAACTTCGCCCCACTGTTTCCTGTTGGCTTGCATTATTGTCTTATGATCGTAATTCATGTTAGCCCTTTCTTTTGTTTACTCTGGTTCAAACTCTACGTCCGCAACCTCATTAGGTTTGTTGTAGGTGATGTACTCCGGCAGTGTAGCACGATCTGCCATCGCTCTCAGTTCGCTTGCTGTTACGTCAACAAACGCTCCACGATTGCGATTACTGTCTTGGCGGTTGCTACGTGGCATACCGAAAGCCCGGTTCTGCGCCAGCGAAATTAGTTTTGCTTGCTCATTAGCTTTGAGCCTAGAAAACTTAGGACTTGCAAGCAACTCATAGAGCTTTTCCGTAGCGAGTTTGCCGGTTTCTTGTATCAACTCCCACGTTTCAGCGTCTATGTTGTCAGGACGGGTACTCATCAGTTCGAGTTCGCCAACCTCATCTTCTACAGCTTGCTCTTGAGTGATACCTCGCTGTTGTAGCTGGTTAGTCGCTCTACCCATTGATATATTCCTCAACAATCAAGTGCAAGTATCCGTAGCGTTTCAGAGTGCGTGCAGCTTCACGAACAGTTTCGCGGTCAGCGGCTATAGCCTCTTGGAGTGAAGCGATACAGGCTACGTCTGAGTTCCTTTCTTCAAGCCTAAGATTAGCTTCAAGGCGTTCGATAGTAGCCTTGTAATCGTGAGCTACTCTATTAGCAAGTCGCTCAATCAGAGTGTCGTCCATGTCTTATCCTCTCTTTCAACCTAGTTGGGTTACCGTGAAAGTATCAAGCCTCCACCTATGATAAAGTCTAACACCGCTAATGCTACAGCTGTTACTACAAGCAACGCAGTGCGGGTGAATATAGTGTTTATCTGCTGTTTAATGGCCATAACTTCTAACTCCACATTCTTTAGGTCTGTCTGCTGTTTCTTGACCCCAGAAACCTCCTTCGTTAGTGATGTCAACTCCTGGTCAACGCGGTCAAACCTGTCTTTAAGATAGGTAAGGTGTACTTCAGCCCTAGCCTTGGCCAACTCGTCGTCTCTAATGGTAGCTTCGATCAAGTTTACTTTCCCTTCTAAGTCTCTGTGGCTTTTCTTTAGCAATTCGATGTCGTCAGTCATTTTGCGCTGTCCATACCTAGTACCCCGCAAAAACCATAGCATACCTAATTAGGTTTGTCAACCTTAGAAGTTGGAGAGTGCTTGTTAAACCAGTAGTTGTACCATTCACCACACGACTGTCCTGTGTAGTACTTAAAGAAAGTGCAGAAAGCCCGGCGGTCGTAGCCATACGCCAGAGCAGCGGGGCCAGACTTGCCCTTAGATTTTATCAGATGGGCCTTCATGTTAAAGAGCCGCTCTGAAGTATGTCTTGTGCGCTGAGCGTATGGGGCCGACACGTGTGGGTCTGATTTGTCTATGCACCACGCAGTCAAAGACTTGTAGTACTCACGTGGTTGCTGCCCTACTGCTGCCGTGAAGTTATTACTGAAATTTTGAGTTCTTAACCCCATAAGTTCAGCGCCTTTGTTCACCCTTCCTCCTGCCCTAATTAGGGCTGCCTTATACAGAGAAGCCTTTTCCTCACGTTGTCTCTCTAGCAGTTGCTTGTGGTTCTCAACTCTGATCTCAGTCATGACAAGTCCTCAGTGCTGCCTTGATCTTGGCAATTTTGTTGTCGTGGTCCATGATAGTTTTCATGCACTCAATGTCCCCAGCAGCCGCAAGCCGCCAGTCATTAAGCAAGCTTATCGCATCTTTCAATGCCGCTTCTAAGGCTGCTTCCCTTCTGGTCTTCTCATTTTTATAAGCCATATCGTTCTCCACTCCCCTAACTAGGTTAGATAAATCTGTTAAGTTGCTTTTTAATCCAATAGGCAACAAACTCGTCGCTGCACCACTCATTGTGGTTGCCTAGCATGAACGGTAGGTGAACAACGTCTTTAACACCGTCATGAGCGGCAATCCACTTGCCCATCTCGTGTTCCTGCCACGCAGGATTAGACAACCTAGGAACACCACACATCTCAGCACTCTTGGCTATTTCCCACGTTGCGTTAAGCATACCGTGTCGAAACATAGTTGGAGAACCTAGCATCCACGAAGCTAAGGACAAATCCATAGGCGACGTAGGCACATCGACAATCTGAATTACGTTAGTCTTGCTTGGGCCGTGCCTCAAACCTGTCACGCACTTAACCAACACTGGCCGTACAACGCTAAGCGCCATGACCAATGCGAGGACAGCAATGCCGCGACGTTCCATAACGCTGGATGGAATGGTCGCTGATGTCCACAGGTCAACGTATATCTGCACGGGTGCTTTATCTGTGTCAGTCCATGTAGCTCCATACATACAATCAACCTCACCTGACATAGCAGCGTGGTAATCCAACGCGCCATACACAGAGTTATATTCGTAATCAAGTGCCATGTCGGACACCGCCAAGTTGGCAAACTCGTCAACGTATTTCCTTGCCCGGTCTGAGAACGAAACGTCTCCAACGGTTGAAGACTTGACATAGTAATCAAACGTCCCTCCAGCCCACTTAGCTTCGAAGTTCTTAGTGGAAAACACGCCGTGCTTTACCGTCTTCGCAAGGTCCGCTGCGTTAGAGAAGCGCGCAACGCGAGCGCCACCTAGTCCTAGTATACTCACATCTTCAAAACGTGCCATGTTGTAGCCCTTTCTTGTCAACCTAACTAGGTTAGATCAATACATCTTCGAGAAGTTTCTTGCGCGTGTCCTCATTAGCTGAGGACAAAAAAGACATTTCCATAGCGGTCATGATATCGAACCCGCCACGTACCATATCAGCTATGTCGATAGAACAGCGGGGTGAGATTGGTATCTTAATCCCGTAAATCTCAGCGTTGAGGCGCGCTTGTTGAACAGCGCTGACCACATCGTAATCCTTCGCAGCGGCCAGCTCAAGAGCGTCATCGTAACCCCACATTACCTTGAGAAACCTGTCCATGAATGCGGCATCAAGCTTGTTACGACCAACATACTCGGTTGTGGCTCCTGTACCCCAAGTGTTGCCACAAGCTACAATCACGCAGTCTTTATGACGCTGGATACTCTCGCCACTCTCAAGAGTTAGCCAGCCATTAGCAAGGGACGGGTTCAGAACAAGGCTGGCGTTGGGATGCCAACCGTCCATTTCTTCGAACACAATAACGCCGCCGTCACGGAATATGCGTGTAAAAGCGGTGTGTTTGTACTTGTCGATGATTGGGTGATTAGCGCCTACTACTTGGTGTGGCATGTTAGTCTGCCCGATATACCCAAAATCTAGGCCAAGCGCTTCAGCGACTTGCTTACAGGCGGTTGACTTGCCGGAACCCATTGGACCTTTGAGGAAGACGTTTTTGCGGTTGCCCCACTGATCGCGAATTCCACACAAT